TGGACATGCCACCGGTAACCGGCCCAAAAGGGAGAACAACACATGGCAGGAACATCCGCCGATTTTTATGTTCAGGAACCTGACGGATCTGTGAATTGGTTGGGGAGTATGGAGTTCGACGGGTACCCATATTCTTCGGAGATTGAACCCGTAGTGGCGACGACCACGCGCACGGAGTACATGCAAGCGGTCGTGTCCTTGTCGGAAAGGATCAGCGACTTCACGCGGCCCGAACAAGGCTATCCGTTCGGTCGCAAGTCATCGGCTGAAACGCCTTACACCTACGTCTTTTTGAATGAAGGGTACGTCGCGGTGTACAAGCGTGGAAGGCCCGCGAAGGATTCCTTCCCGAAGCTGAAGTTCCCGGATTTGACTCCGCTTCATCAGCCGCATGTGAAGGTACAATCAAATGGTAAGGCAGCGGTAGTGGACGCAATCCGCGCCGCTTCAGTGGAAGAAGAGGAATAGGAAAATGACAGCACCGCCCGGCATCGATCTTCATGAAGAGATTCGGCTATTGATCGACGTGAAGTCGTATCACTACAAATCGAAGAATGGCAAGTCGTATTGTCCTGTCGTTCGGCGGACGAATCGAAAGCCGGGCGGTTTTCCCGAATGTGGGTTTGTGGTTGGACAGAATGGCCTGATGGAACCGACTGTCTACTTGGGCAGCATCTTCGAGCACTTCGACGCGAAGTTGGAGCAGAAGGAAGACTCCGGGGTGGCGGTATTCGTCATGCAAAGCAATCGGGACGTGCCGGATTTTCCTCTTCCGGTTGAACGCCTGAAATACGACAGCACATTGGAAATGGTCGAAGCGGGGTGGCAAGTCGATTGATGTACGAAGTCAGTCTGATCGAACGCCCCGACCATAAGGTCTGGATTCCAGCCGGGCAGTTCGATCCAGAAAAACACGTCAAGCACGCGGAACGAAACATCACCGCTGATGACATGCTGGATTGGATTGATGGTGATTGGCCGTCCATCGAAACCGATGCGACCGGCACAACCGTCGCCCGGCTGGAACCGGGGCAAGGCGCGAACAACATGTTCCGGGGAAGGAATGTGCGGGAAGCCTTGGCGAAGGCCATGATGACGCCGCCGTTCGGTGGCCCGACTCCACAGCAGTTTGATGCGATGAATGACGAAGAACAGCTTGCGTCAAACTCTGTGGTGTGCTAAATTAGAGTTGTTCGCGTTGATCTGGTGTAGACCACGTTCGGACGCCGGTTCAATTCCGGCCACCTCCACCAAAACACGCTCCCGCAAGGGGGCACCATACGGGGGTGTCAGGTTTCGACGGGCGGCGGAAAGCTAAAGGGAGCGGGCCGGTAGACGACTACCGAAGCCGATGAAGTTTTATGAGCGGATTCGGACCAACAGCGTAAAACAATAACTGCCAACAGCAATGTTCTGGCGATGGCTGCTTAATTGCACCCATCCGGGGAATTGAAGGTGCCCTGTTAAAGAAAGACCTTCGCAAGATCGCCGGACTTTCGGGTCCGGCGTTTTTGTTTCCCACCGAACTTTTCCACAGGTAGCTCTTGACATATAGGTCCAGAACTTCTATACTTGGATCATGAGTACCAATTATTTCTTCCTGTTCCTCTTCGGTGTGGTGATGTTGCTCACCGCTCAGAAGGTCTATAACCGTCGTCGCATTGCCGCCATCATCCGCCGGGTCAAGGGCGAATGGTAAGGTGGTGCGGGTCGTCAGCTAAATATCCAATATGGCTGACAATTTCCGCACCCACGAAACTAACCTCGAAAGCCCGGCACGCAATGCGTACCTCGTTTCGCCAAACGATTCGGTAGACCTTCCGATCACAACCCGTGCGCTGATGGTGAATAACCCCGGCGACGTGAAGGTTGAATTTGCCCGCGATATTGAAGGCGCGGCGGTCGTTTTGAAACTGGCCGCTTCGACGGTGTATCCGTTCTGTATTCGCCGCATTTGGGCCAACGGCACCACTGCGACACAGATCACCGCTTTGTACTAGACCCTGATTTCGAAAGACAACGAAATCTGTTGCGGCATCGTGTTTTCATTCGGTTCTATGCCGCCCGGCGAAAAGAACGTCCGGCTGGTTCCGAAAGAGAACAGCGTGATTCGTCGAACATACGTGATCGCCACATCCGACCCGGACGCGCCAGCAGTTGACGCGGATACAACACGGTACTTCTGAAACGATGTGGTGATGTCAGAAGATCCAATCGTTCCGATAGTGACAAGCTGAACCGGCACCGGCGTAGCGGAAACGTCTGATGTTCCTGAAGCAAAGATGGTGTCGCTCCACCGTATCTTGGTGGTTGTCGTGAACGTCGAAGATGTTGAATCTGACGCACCGGCGCTGAAGCATATCCGATATAGGACTGCGTTTGTTTCTGACAGTGCCGATGTTTCCAGCGACGCGGCAAATCGCACTCGATACAATTGAGCAATCGTTTCCGACAAGCCATCCAATTGTCCGGTCGTGAATTGATACTTGGTCCCGGTTGCCGTGGCTTCGCTGATCGAATTGACAGTGGGCGCGGCAAATCGCAACAACACCGCGTTAGCTGATGCCACGCTGATGCTGTTGATGGTGAACGGATTGTTCTGGAACAGGGTGTAGGTGACTGATGTGTCAGAGTTCCCCGCCGCCTGTTGGTCGCTTATGGAATGGACCAGATCATTGACTTGAGCATCGGACAACCCGGCGGTTTCACCGGTACGATGAAACACAAGTAGGATGTTATGAACATCCGCTTCCGACGTGCCATTTGTTTCAATGTTGGTTGAGATCCCATCAATGAGATCCAACAAGATTTCGCTAAGGCCGTTGGTAGTGACCGTGCGCCGGTAGATTTTCTGATAGACCGCGCTGGTGCTTGACGAACCAGATGTCGTGAAGACAAGAGCGGTGACGGCACTCCCTAGAAGACGCCAAGCATCGTTTTGTTCAACGCGAAGGTCACACCAATCGCGGCAATTGTGTACGTTTGTGCCATGCTGTCGGATATTTAGAAAGACGATTTGGCGGTACACTGCCGATAAATACCTGAGTGCCGAAGACCTATAGCCATTTCATCCGGGAAGGACATACTAGTGATGAAGTCTTGTCGTTCAAAGACTATCCGCTGGTGTCGAAGTTCCATCTGTTCAACAAGCTGTTCTTCGACAATGTGATCCCGAACAACACTCCAGTGGTGTGGGGCAAGACCGGCAAGCGGGTATCGGGAGTGACGACCGGCAAATTCAAACTGGCACCGGGCGAACGAAAGCCATCCGGCGCGCTGGCCGCGATGACGAAGATGAATGGTGAAGTCTACGACCTGAAGATCACCATGAGCACGGAAGTGCCGATCCGCCCGGAGTGGAAGTGGGACGGTATCCTTCTTCATGAAATGGTTCATGCGTACCTCATCACGCAAGGCTACTGGTTCGAGAATCACGGATCGCGTTTCTTGACCAAGGTTCATATGGTGTCCAAAGATTTCGGTCGTCCGGTTCCGGTGTCGGACACGATTAGCCCGGAAGAAATGGAGCACGTGACCGGCAAGCCGTGTGTGTTGGTGACTTTCATCGATCATGACCGAAAGGATATGCAGTACTCCCTGTTGATGCCGACGTGGAAAGCCAAGGCCGGGGAACTCAAAGCAACCTTGCGGAAATTGTGGATCAGATACGACATGGAGATCACCGCATTCTTCATCCCGGCGTCGAAGCTGGCGACCCGGATGACAGTCAGCCGGACGCTTCCAGCGGCGCGCTACGGAGTCTCTGATCGGACCAAAGACATGCTATTGACCGATAAGAAGAGTGCGGTCCAGTTGTGGACGATGAATACTTCCATTGAACGTGACGCCGATCAGAAGGCCAAGGACGACTTCTTCAATCCCAACAAACCCGCCCCGGATATCGGTGGTAGGGACTTCGGCAAGTGGAATTCCAAAGTCATCGCCCCGTGATAGAATTGGGTCATGTATCGAGACGCCGCCGAAGTTGTTGCATCGCAGAAATGGTTTCACGTTGACGCGGTAACCGGCGAACATCTGTCGTGGGAACAAGAAGATGAGTCTTCCTGTTCCAGCCGGGAAGAAGCTATCGGGATCATTCAACGCACGCTCGATTTCTGGCTAGTCAAGATGCGCGATATGTACGTCGCACAGGGATTGGACATCGAACGGGCGCGGGAAGACGCGAAGGTTACGTTCATCATCAATCTGGAAGCGATGATGTTGAATACTCCAACAGTGGGGATTAGAACTTTCCTTTTGAAAAATGTTGACTTTTGTCCGGCGGCATGTATAAATAGAGATGAGGCAACGCACCATGAAGGCAATCTTCACAACTCGAACGCACACAGCCACTACGATGTCTGTGCGCGCGACTGCGTTTGCCGGTGGCGTCGATATTGTGATCGATACCATCGCTGCGACGGCAGCAGCGGCTTAAGCCGCCCACAGACTTTCCCCTCCAAGTCATATTAGGTTTTGTCCATTTGGGCCGTTAGCTCATTTTGGGAGAGCATCCGCCTTGCAAGCGGAAGGTAGCCGGTTCGATCCCGGCACGGTCCACCAAACAAATGGGGCACGGGGCTGCATGGGGTGGCCGCTTCGATGGCATCGAAGATATTCAGGTGGGTTCGATTCCCACGTGTTCCACCAAACAGAGACGGGCGATTACAAGTTTCTTGTGTCGTGCGATTGCAAGTTTTCTCTGTCTTTGTTCTTTGAAAATCGAATAGTTTTTGCGGAAGGAATCTCGGTTCACTAAAACGGGGCACGGGACTGCATGGGGGTGGTCGCCTCATTCGCAATGAGGATATTCAGGTGGGTTCGATTCCCACGTGTTCCACCAAGATTCCATGACACGAAGCCGAAGTATAAGTACTTCTTGACAGGGCCGTTCAAAGCCGAAGTCGGAAGATTATCTGGTTACAACAGATGGCCGGGCTTACTAAGTTCGGTCTTCCCCGTGTTATGGGGAATGCTTCGTTACCGGGCAACCGGGCGACCGTCAGACCTGTACGGTGACATTTGACAGGCACTTTGATGCTTCTGATGAGTTGGATTCTTGCTTTGAACGGCTCTTTCTTCGTGTCATACTGAATTCAGGACAAGCCGCCTCAGATTGGTTATCTGTCCCCACCTTTCGGAGATGTAGCTTAACATGGTTAAAGCGCCGGGCCGCAAAGCCCGGAGAAGTTGGTTCGAGTCCAATTCTTAGTCGATCTGTACTCTCTTGCTTGTCCATAATTTTCGCTGGCCGGTGCCGACTTTCTAGCTTAAGAAAGAGCACCTTCCTCCAAAGTCGGTAGTCGTGGGGCGAACGGTTAACGTCGATGTTTCCCACGGTCAGTCGGAGCGACATCGGCCAGCGTGCATTCCTTCCGCAAGTTCGGGGCATTTCGTTAGTGGCAAACGGCACCACTGTCTATGGTGTACCACGGGTTCGATTCCCGTATGCCCCGCCACGGTCTTGTAGGGGAGTTGGCCGTCCCCGTCACCCTGTCACGGTGAAGATCACGGGTTCGAATCCCGTCAGGACCGCCAAGTTTGACGTTCACGTTTGTGGATGTCAGACCCGTTGGGGAGATAGCCTAGCTTGGTTAAGGCACCGTTGCATGCCTTTTGCTGGCAACAGCCGTTTTGTGATGGTTATCATTGGTTCGAATCCAATTCTCCCCTCCAACATGCCGGTGTAGTTTAAGTGGCAAAAATAGTGGTTTCGTACTCCACAGTCACGACTTCAATCTGTCGTCACCGGCTCCAAACACAACACGCCGAATAAGCATTGATGGCGATGCGCTGGTCTTGTAAATCAGAGAAGAGGGTTCAACTCCCTCATTCGGCTCCAACGGGCCTGTAGCTTAGAGTGCCGGGGACGCCCGGACGGTCAGAGCACTTCAGGTTGAAGAAGGCGCGGGTTCGATCCCCGCCAGTCCCGCCATGCACCTGTCTTCTAACTGGTCAGGAACCGCGATTGGTATTCGCGAAATATGGGTTCGAGTCCCATCGGGTGCTCCATTCTTTTGATGATATCGTTGACGACGAATTGCGCGACCTTTTCCTTTATTGAGCGCTCCAAATGTCGGAGTGACACTATGACAGTTCGGGCAGATGAGTTCAAGGTTCTCTTCCTTGTTGTTCAGCGGGTCGCCGTCAATATGATTGACTTGTAACGGTACCCGTTGTGTGACAGGATTGATTTGACACCATCCGCACTTCCAACACGCCAGGCCTTTCTTCTCGAACAGGTATCGGCGGATAGTTTGACTGATCGACATACCGCCGCCTTTGATACCATCTTCCAATCCATTCTTCCACCGTTGAATGAATTCATTGTACAGATGATTTTTGTGGCAGCGACCAGAACAGAATTCATTCGTTCCCTTTTTGACATCTTTGCCGCACACAATGCACGTGGGTGTTTTGTCTGCCCGTCGCACGTTATTGTATCTGGCCGCGCACGATTGATTGCAGAACTTCTTTTTTCTGGTTTCCGCAACGCGACCGCCTTCTGGTACATGAATCACTTCATCACAATGAAGGCAACGGTTGGGTGACTCATTGTATGATGTGATTGCTTGTTGACGAAAACGATGTGCTGTGATGGCGGCACCTAGCCGCCCCGCTTGGGATCTGGTCACGCCAAGATTTAGGCTTCGCGTTCGGGCCTAAATACCCACATGGCATTGTGGAATCTATCGAATCCGCCATCGTGGGCACCCAACGCGATTGCGACCCCAAAGGGATGGGTGAATCCTGACACCGGTGAAGTTCTGGTGACCATCGGATCGCTGGATCGTCGTACCGGCGCGGCGGTCATTCGAAGCGCTCATATCGTCAACAACAAGGGAACCTACCAAGACGGAGATACCATCCGTCTCCGTGTTCAGTTCAGCGAACCGGTGCTTGTGGTTGGTGTGCCGACGATTTCCATTGATATTGGGGTAGACACCGTGGATCTGTCCTATGTGTCCGGGTCGGGCACAGCGGCTCTTGATTTCACGTATGAGATCAACGGAGAAACCGGCCAGATCGTGATGGCGAATCCCACAACGATCACCGGTTCGATTCACGATGTCGCGCCGGGCGACTACGGATTGCAAGTCGATACCGACTTCGTACCACCGGCTCCCCTTCCGATGGTTGAATAAACGAAAGCCCCGGTCATGCCGGGGCTTTTTGTTTTTCGTAGTGGGCTTTCATTGCGAAGATCAACCCGGTCGGACCAGTCATCGGTTGCACGCCACAAATGTTCGCTGCAACCAATTTCGGCATCGCCCGGCGGATCAACGAAATGAGAACCGCATCCGGGTGTGGTTTGGGACGCGCCCAAGCGGGCAAAGTCAAACCCAATGTCCGGCATGCCGCCGCAACAAAAGGTGTCAGAAGGGTGATGAAAAAAGCCTGTCTTGTCATCACGGCTGTTTCTCAATCACCTTATCGACAAGGCCGTACTTGACCGCCGCGTCCGCTTCCAAGATGTAGTCGCGGTCCACGTCCGCGCTGATCTTTTCGAGCGGCTGGCCGGTCTTGGTTGCCAAGATGCCGTTGAGGATTTCGCGCATGCGCAAGATTTCCTTGGCGTGGATGTCGATGTCGCTGGCCTGTCCGCTGAGTCCGCGCATCAACGGCTGGTGGATCAGGATGCGTGCGTGCGGCAAAGCGAAGCGCTTACCCTTGGCACCGTTCGCCAGTAACACAGCGCCCATTGAAGCGGCCTGACCGACGCAATAGGTCACGATGTCGGGCTTGACCAGATTCATCGTATCGAGAATGGCAAGGCCCGCCGTGATCGATCCGCCCGGCGAATTGATGTACATGCTGATGTCCTTGTCCGGGTCTTCCGCCGCAAGGAAGAGAAGCTGTGCGACGACCAGATTGGCAACGTCGTCATCAATCGCAGTGCCAAGGAAGATGATGTGTTCTTTGAGAAGACGGGAGTAGATGTCGTAGGAACGTTCGCCGCGCGGGGACTGTTCCACGACCATCGGGATGAGTGTGTTGTGCATGTACTGGTATTGTAGACCGCACGGATTGGTACCAAAAACTCTCTAAGGTTGAAGGGCTGGTCGGGATCTGTTATTATGCGGGGTATGATTCCTTTATGGGTATGGCATTCGGGTTTCGTAATCGTCAGTTTGATTGCGTTGACGTTGGCATTGGCATACGCCGGGGAAGTGCTGGCCCGCCGCCGGATCGAACGTCAATGGATGCAATGTATGGCTGAATTGCACCGGAAGTCTGTGATTCCGGTTGTGGCAGCTTTCCTCATCGCCGGGTATGCGTGGGCGCAAACACAGATCGGCACCGATCAACGGTCGCCGAAGATTCCACAGGTGGTGGAATGGGGTGTGTGCAAAGATCCGGTTCCGAATCCAACGCCGAACATCAGTTGCGCCGGGCTGGAAATGATGCGGTTCCGCTACGCTGACGGTTCGACGAAGGTGTACACGCTGGTTCCGGCGACACCGAACATCGCCACGGAAACGAAGTTCGTTCGAGTGCCGCTAAACTAGTGTCATGATGAATCGTCGATCCTTCTTCGCTGTGATTGCCGGGGTATTCTCTTCGGTTGGCTGTGAAAGCTATACGAAGAGGTTTCTGGCCGCGCACCCGGAAGTCAAACCGTTTCCGCCGGGCATTTTGATAACCGGTCATCGGCCATTCACAGGCAACGCGCAAGAGTACTTGAAAAAGATCATCGCCGATCATCGCGCCAAGATGGTTGATCCAAATCGACCACCGTTGACGGAAGAAGAACGGACCCGGTATTTGTCGATCATGGAAGACATCTGGCTTCCGCGCGTATAAACAACCCATAGAGGTTGTCAGATGAACTCGATTCACGCCGCCTACGCTCATATCGCCCGGACCCGTCCGACGCACCAGAAGGCCATTTATGGGGTATGGGTGGCACTCATGGTTGTCGTGACCATGTACCAATCGTGGCTGATCGGCCTGATGGCGGCGATCATTTTGATTGCCGGGGTTCCCCTATTCGTGTACAATGATGAACATGTCACACGAAGACGTAGTGTCCGGCGGACTTGTCGAACGGTACCTGTTAAGGGAATTGCCAGAGCCGCTGGCGGGTGAGTTTGAAGAGCACTACTTCGGATGCTCATCCTGTGCCGACGATGTGCGCCACGGTCAAGCGCTGATCGATGAGATCAAGAAGCTGTGATACTATATAAGAACTGATGCGGGAAAGCTGAGCCGGATGCACACACCAGTCTCATAAGCTGGTATTAGGTGGGTTCAACTCCCACTCCCGCTACCAAATCACGGTCGCCGGTCTATCGGTCTGGTTCGTGCCTGACTGGTAAGCAATGGCGTTATGAGCACCGCGCCGGGGTGTGCGTAAACCGGCGGTCAGTGATGGGGCCACCAGTCTGGCGACACGAAGCGCCGGAAAGCGGAGAAACAACGCCGCAAGCTGATACCAATTCGAAACGGGCCGGAACGCCTCATGAACGTTCCGGCCCGTTTTGGTTTTGATGGTGACTACTGCCCGGCGCACATGGCACGGGCGGCTTGCATGAAAGCGAACTGGTCGTAGTTGTCGTTCCGCTCTTCGTCGCGGGCATTCTGGACGCCCTTGCCGTTGCAGCGGTAGCAGATCCCGCCGGGGCCAGTCGGACGGCCATTCACGACCATCGTGACAAACATGCCGGTTCCGGCGCACCGACCGCACTTGGGAAGGGACTTGACCCGTTCGACTTCGGCGGCGTAGTAGGTCGCGGCTTCGGGCGTCATTTCGAGTGGAATTCGCTGTAGGTCGCTTCGAGCACGAAGTAGGATTTGTTCAAGGTCAGTTTCATCGTCATTCTCTCCACCTTCATGATGACTCGTTTGACCGAGAATGACAATGGTACTTTGGTACTGATCTTAGGAAATCGTGCGCAATTGTTCCCGAAGTTCCATCAAGAGCACGCCAAGCATGTTCTTGCCGCTTCCGTCCCGACCGCAACCCCAATAGTAGTCGAACGGGCTGTCTTCGATGATGATTTCGTCGCCGGTGCTGAGCAGAAGGTCGCGAAGGTCGGGTTCGCTGAACTTGGCACGGAGCGCCCGGCGCATGAAGTCGTCTTTGACTTCATCCCAATCCGGGCGCATCGGGAAGTCACGCCGCCGTCCTTCATCAGCGGCTTCGCGGGGCCGGTTCAACCCGGCGATGTAGTCGTGAAGAGTGATGGTGTAGGGTTCGAGCGACGGCGGTTCTGTGCCAAGGGTGATCGTGGCATCGGGGTAGAACTTCATCGCTTGGTAGTAGTGTTCGGTGGACTTCCACTTACGTCCATCGACCACAACGTCGCGGCGGTAGAAGTTTGAAAACTCTCCCCACTTGTCCAACACTCTCCAGAACTTTATCATGTATCTATTATAGTCCCGGATGCCTGACATACTAGACATCCGGGACAGTTGTGGAGGATTTGCCTTATATACTAGGCAGGACGGGTGAGCGGCTTCGGCTGTTCTCGTTCATCATCGGGCCGGTATGACCGGCGGGGCCGCATGTGGATGTCGCCGCCGCACCGTTTGCACAGTTCGTTCTTGACGGCACAATCGAAACAGATTGGATCGGTTGTGGTGGTGTCGTACAGTTCGTTTTTGCCACAAATGCCGCATGGCCGTTCCGTGGCGGTAGGACCGCCAAGGCGCGACCGAAGGATGTAGTAGCAAGTCTTGCACTGTGAATCCTTGATCCGCTGTAGACGTTCGGGGTCGTCCAGAAATTTGATTGCTTTGGCGACAGTAGCGTCACCAGTGGTGCGCGCGAAGTCGGTGGCGCGGCGAACGCTCACGGAATCGATATGCGCTGGTTTTTGCTTCATACCGTCATTTAGATTCGAAGTTCGACGCTAAACTAATCAATGTATGGCAATCTATGACCCGATGGACCATGAGAACAGCATCTTGCGCTTCTCTGAAGAAGTAGAGCGAATCGCAAGATCCGGGCGTGGGATGCGCATCATTGACGCAATTTTGGCGGTGGCCGGAAAGGAAAACATGGAACCCCAATTTGCGGCGACGTTGTTAACCCCGACCCTACGCGACAAACTTCAGGACGATGCCGAAAAGCATCATATGGTGAAAAAGTCGGCACGCCTTCGTTTCACATGAGCGACATGCTCTTTGAACCGTTCGAAACCTACTACACACGGGGCTTGCTCTACAAGCACCTGACAGAGCCAAAATTCGACTTCTTCAACCAAGTGTCCAATCCCGTCATCCGGCGGCATTTCTGGAAGAAGTGGCAGGAGCATCCAAGCAAGCAAACGTTCTGGATTGCCTTGACCCGCCGGTTCAAGAAGATTGATGACATGCGCGACCATTTCCTTTCGGTGATGGTTACTCGGTCACCCAAAGAATACGCCAATCTCTACGATCTGGAGTGCTATCAGAAATGGGTCGGTCGATTGCATTCCATGCACGTTCAGTTTGAGGATGATTTGACCATCATTCGGCGACGGGCGGGGTCTTTGAAGAAATCCATCCGGGGCGATGGCGACGCACAGCCGATGCTGTACACCTTGCTTATGTCCGGCCAGATATCAATGGAGACGTTTGCATGGCTGGTTCACTTTCAACCGAAGATCATCACGGTGATGGATGCGTATTTCGATTCATTGGATCTGGCGTGGAAGGAAAAGCGAATGATTGCTATGAAGTACGCGGCCTTCTTGACCCGGCTAAATATCAATCAGGAACGCCTGAAAACCATTCTCAAGGGGTACATTGCATAGATGATTGTCACGAAGGTAAGCCCGGAACGCAAGGATTTGTATATCCAGACGTTGATGGATCAACTGTGCGCGTCGCACCAAGAGAATCTCTTTATGCTCGAAGAGCTTTCCAAGGCTCAAGATCAATTGAAGTCTCTGTTCAAAGAGAATTCGATGCTTCGGCATCGATTGCAGGAAGCCGGAATCGAAGTCGAATCCGGTGAGAAAAAAGATTCTGGCGATCAAAAGCCGGTGTCTAAATAGTTTTTGCGCGGGTAGATCCCGCGTTACGATCAAAGTCAGAAGTTAAGCCAAAGTACGTCGGGCGGCGGGCGAAAGCCAAATTCAAGCACGCTTCGGCAGAAAGGATTGGACAGACTTATAGGAGAACAACACAGTGAAAAGTCTTGCAGAACTCAAGGCCAACATGCAGGCCAACAAGGACGCGCTTCGCCGGAAGATGGAAGAAACGAATTCCGGTGCAGGACGCGCCAAAGACACGCGCTTCTGGAATTTGGAGCGTGACAAGAGCGGTACGGGTAGCGCAATCATCCGGTTTCTTCCGGCCCGCGCTGACGAAGACACCCCGTACATTACCACCTACGATTACGGCTTCCAAGGTCCCACTGGCAAGTGGTACGTGGAAGAGAGTCTTCAGACCATCGGAAAGACCGACCCGGTGGCTGAAGAGAACAGCAAGCTGTGGCAAACTGGCGAAGAAGCCAACATTGCCTTGGCCCGTAAGCGTGCCCGTCGCACCCACTACATCAGCAACATTCTGGTCATCAGCGATCCGGCTCACCCGGAGAACGAAGGCAAGGTGTTCTTGTGGAAGTACGGCAAGAAGGTCATGACCAAGATCAAGGACATGATCGAACCGCCGTTCAAGGATGATCCGTCTGTGGACCCGTTCTGTTTCTTCGGCGGTGCGAATTTCCGCCTGAAGGTGAAGAACGTGGAAGGATATCCCAACTACGATTCTTCGGTGTTCGATTCTCCCGCTCCGCTGTTTGGTGGCGATGAGAAGAAGATCCAGAAGGTTTGGGATTCGGAGTACAGCTTGAAGGAATTCTTGGACCCGAACCGGTTCAAGAGCTACGAAGAGTTGAAGAAGCGCTTCGAAGAAGTCATGGGCTTGACCGGCGGCGGTGCTGGTTCGGCTCCCGCTTCGGCACCGGCAACCGCCAAGGCGTCCGCTGCGAAGGCGACGACCCGCACGGTGTTGCCGCAAGATGACGACGATCCTCCGTTCGACGTGACTACCTCGAAGGGTAGCAAGGGTGGCGGTGCTTCTACTTCCCGGCAACAGGAAGAGGAAGATGCTTTCGCCGCACTGGTGGAGAAGGACTAACAGTCCGCCTGAAAATGAAAAGGCCCGGCATCGATGCCGGGCCTTTCCTTATCTATGCCAGCCTATTTTGATCCTGTCCTTTACCGATATGAAGAAGCACTCGAAGCATACCGCGACCGAGTTGCTTTTCCAGAGCGCGAAATTCTATCAGACCTGTCCACAATTCTTAGACATTCACAATCTGATGTTGAATCGTTGATCGACCAAACCGGACGTACAGATTAGTCGTCGTCTTCGTCCGGGCCTTCATCTTCCGACTCATCGAAGGATACACCATCATGAGCGATGACGTTCTCTTGATTTGGATGGACCTTCGGTTCGAAAATCGGACAGTTCCCGATCTGATTGACAATTTCGCACCGTTTGAATAGGAACTCACCGGTGACAAAGTTGCGACCGATCAGCGAACTTTGGTGGCCGCATAGCGGCGTTTCCATCCGAACGATCAGGCCGTCGTGCTCTTCGCGGTGGAAGATTCCCCAACGGCATTCCCCGCAGATGGTTGCCATCTGAAGTTTCTCTTGTTCCTGTGGTGTCAGCATTTCCATGTGAGGATATTTAGGGGACTCTAGGCTTCCCGGTATCCCGCATTCAGAAGAGCTTGCCAGATGACTTCGCCCGCCGGACCCAAATCCCACTTGTCGGGCCGGACGTTGACGTGATTGAACACACCTTTGAATTTGTCGAAGTACGGCATGTCGAATGCCATACGTTTCGCCGCCGGTGGGATCACCTTCGGGATGCCGTATTTGTCGCACATCAGATCACACAGCGCGACCGTGTTGGCGATCTGTTGCGGCGTGAATGTGGCAAAGAACTTCTCTCCACGGTATGCCGGAACTTCGATGTACTTGTCCGTCTCACTCACGGTGCAGTACGGTGCAGACCAGTTCTTCGGCCAGAAACACATCTTGTCGCCAACCTTGCGGAGCGGGCCGGGGTTCACAATCTCGAAGGCCACGGTGCGCTTGTCGTGCTTGTGGCTCTGTGCCCACTGGCCGGTGATCGCCAGATTGTATGCCCAATACTCATCGTCGAACAGCTTGAAAACAGTCGCCGCCGGGTCGTTCCCGATCACGTAGGGCACGGACATCGGGTACTTGTTGATTCGTGGAGACGCTTCAAACGTCGCAATCGCGCCGGTGGCAGTCGTCCCCGCTGTGAAGTGCAAAACAATGCCGTCTTTCGGAAACTTGGTCTGAAAGTACATCGACGGCTGATGCAAACGGGACGTATCAATGTTCAACATCGAACCGTATTTAGGTTCAGTCTAAAGATATGGCATGATCCTTGAAGACCGTTTGAGAGACTTGGTGAAAGCCGCATGCATCGACAAGCATTACTGCTATACCTACAACAACATCACGCGCCAAGAAATTGAAGCCAGTCGTCCATCAAGATACGGAGATATTCAGAAACACTTCGATCTGATGAAGAATAGTACACTGGCTCTTGAGATTCAGAACAAAATCAAGGTATCCGAACCGTCTGTTTACCCGGAAGGTCACCCGTGGGCCGGTCGAATGGCTTGGAAGTATAGCGGGCCGGATGGCGACGAATACTTTGTTCGGCTTGGTCTAACCCGTGAAGAAATTGCCTCTTTCAAGGGACTCACAAATCTTTACGTGGGATCAGTTCAGATCCCGGATGATGTGATGGAAGCTATCGATGATCCATATGTGCCGGAAGATGAGATCCATCTGAGCAATGAAGAAGTCGAAGCAATCATTGCTCAGATGGAAGATACGATGACGGCTTAGGTCCGGTAGTATTCCCGGTCCATGATGCGCTTGTGGGTGTTCTCCGTGTTGCGCGCCTTCAGATCCGCTACGATGCTGGTGGTCTGTTGATTGACGTTCACAGGCGCGACGTTCAGGGTGCTACCCTGCGACGGTTGTGTCAGCGCACGGGCCATCTGAGCGTTTTCGGCGGTGGTCCGCATGATGTCCCGTCCCATCGTCGGGGCTTGTGCCACGGTGACCGGCGGCGGGGCAACACCCAAGGCTTGACGCGAAGAGCCAATCGCATCGATGACATTTCGTTGTCCGGCGATTCGTCCAATCACATTGCTGTAGTTGCGGTCGGTTGCGTATGTCGGGGAGATGTCCCGGATGAATCCTTGTACGTCGCCGGTCATCTTGTACCGGTCGAATGCTGTTTTGTATGGACCCGTGTTTGCAGAGAGCAATCGGGCGTGGTCGCGGAAAGCGTCTTCGAGCGTGTCGAAATCCGCGAACTGCCGGTCCATCTTGACTTTCATTTTGCCTTGCCACGGTCCCGTGATTGGCTGTCCATCCAGTGTGCGCACAGATGCTCGTTCCTCCGGGTTGAACTTCATCAACTGATCGTAGGTGATGTCTTCTGTTGTGCTCTTGGTCTGGCTCTTTGTGTGTCGCCGTGCCTTCGTGATGCCGAAGACGTTGTTGCCGATGCTTTTCTGTCCCCATCCACTTTCGGTCGCCCACTGTGCAATGGTGACAGCCGCCGGAATGCCGGTTTCCTTTTCCATCTTGACGGCCATTTCTGCGATTTCTGGTGGAACCTGTCCGGGGCGATAGTTGATGCCGCCGCCGGGCGCGCCGGGTCCCGGTGTTCGCATGGAAGGATCGCGGGGCGGTACGACGGGGCGGGTAGAGCCGCCCGGAATCTTAGACAGAACAGTATCCGCCATACGACCGATGCCAGTGCTGATAGCGGACGCTACAGGGTTCGGACGCTTCCACCCGGTCATTACATCAGGATCACGCGGCGGACGCTGTACAGGGACCGCTTGAGGCCGCTGTGAGCGATCCTCTTCTTGTGTCTCCTGTTGGGACCGGAAGAAGATTTCCGGGTTCTCCGGTTTGGTCTGAGAATTCGCCAGCGACCAACCCTTACGCACTTCGAAGTGCAAGTGCGGGCCGGTGCCGATGCCGGTGTTGCCAACCGCGCCGATCACCTGACCAGCTTTGACTTCCTGACCGATGCTGAGCGGAGCGAATGACGACAAGTGGGCGTACCGGGTCTGGTAGCCGTTCTTGTGGTTCAGGTAGACAACGTTGCCATACCCTCTGAGCGAAGATGCCAACTGTACAACACCGTCGCCCGCCGCCTTGACGGGATCACCCATCTTACCGGCGTAGTCGGTACCTTCGTGCATCTTGGCGTCTTGGCCGGTGACCGGGTGCTTACGCATACCGAAATCAGACGTAACACCGCTCATCAACGGGCGCACCCATTCCGCACCTTGTCCTTCTGTGGTCGGAGCTTGTGAAGAAATGGGCGGCGCACCGGCGGCGGGCATGCGCACCGGGGCAGGGATATCCGCCTGACGGCTGGTATCCAGAGTAGGATCGTATTGCTGTCCTGCGACCGGTGGGGCGGTCGGAGTGGACGCCGGGGCGGTCGGTACCTGAATGGGTGTATTCGGGGATTGTGACGCCCGCTGAGCGGCTTCCCGTGCCTCTTGTTCCTTCTGTTGCCGGGCGCGTGCGGTATTGGCGCGATCTTCGTTTACCTTCTTCTCATAGTCGGCAAACTCTTTATCGTTGTATCCCAAGTATCCGGCGATCTTGCCAAGACCCTTGACGAACCCGCCGATCTTCTCTTGGATGTAGGTGAACGGCTTGAGGATCATATCCTTCAATGCGATGACCCGATCCACCAACGCATCGAAGTTTTCGAATCCCAATAGCTTCGCCACACCAGCGCCGATGCCTGAGAACACACCTGTGATTTTGTCCCGCAACGCTTGGTAGGCAGACTTCATGCTGTCGAAGCCAAGGTATTGCGCAACACTGTCGCCGATGCCGACGAACTTTTCACCGATGGCGCTAGCCAAATTTTTGACGCCTTCAGTTGCCCAATTGATCGTCTTCGTGAAGAAGTCGCCGATAGCCGCGCCGATGCTCTTGATGCCTTCGATGGCACGCTTCTTCAATCCGTCAATGTATTCGCTGACGGTTGCCGCCATCTTGGTGAAGGCTTCTTTGATGAACTTCGTTCCCTTCTCCAACTTGAACTTGGCGAAGTCCATCGCGCTTTGAAGCGAACGGAAACCGAAGATTTTGGCGATCTGTTCACCAAGCGCGGTGAACGGTTTCATGATCGAATCAACAAGGAAATTGGCAACGGTCGAATAGATTTTCGCGTACCACTTCTTGACAAATCCGCCAAGATCCGTCTTGATGCCGAACAAACCAAGCACACTATCGAGAATGCCAACTAGTCCGCCAAGCACACTTCCGACACCCGCGCCAAGGCGGTCCATCATAGTCAATTGATCTTCTGCTTTGCCAAGGATCGTTCCCGCATCCTTCCACCCGCTGAAGAAGTCGAAGATGCCCATGATGACCGTAAGCGGCCATGCCAGCTTACCAAGCACACCTTTCCCAAGTCCTAGCAGTTTGCCAAGTCCGGGGATCTTCGAGAATACTTTGGTCAGGCCGCTGAGCCATTCGCCGATGCCGCCCAACTTCGCCAGAATGCCGACGCCGCCAGCCGCCGCGCCGCCGCCCTTGAAGAGACGGAACAGCTTGCCGATGCCGGGGATCTTTTCGAAGAACTCACCGATGCGGCCAAGCAAAGAGAGAATCTTGCCGACGCCGGGGATCTTTTTGAACAGGTTGCCGATCTTACCCAGTCCATAGCGAAGCATCGCGCCTTCGACCAGTTCGCCCAAAATGGTTTGCATCAAACCACCGAACCAACCGCCGCCGCCCTTTTCCTTCTTCAGTTTGTCGAAGGTCGGCATGACGCGGGCTTGTCCGGCGCGCTTTTCGAAAGACTCTTCTTCCTTGGCGTCTTCGGCCCGCTCCGCGCGGGCTTCGGCTGATTGTTCCAGCTTGAAAGTGCGTTCAAGGATTTCGCGGATCTTGACCAGTTCTTCCGTCTGTGCTTTGGTCACCTTCATGACCATCAGGGACGTGACAGCACCGACGCCGGGGAGATCATTGAAAGTGTCGCGGACACTCTCCATGAAATTGGTCATGCGGCTCAACAGGCCGCTGGTCTTCTTCGTCTCTTCGGTAGATGGTGTATCCGGTGCCGCTGTGGTCGTTCCTTCGGGTTTGACTTCCGTGGGCGCACCAGTGCGGCGGAACATGGTGAGGAACGGCTGAAACGGTTTTGTGAGAACCGATTGCAGACGCTTGGACCATTCCGAAGGCGACATCAATTTGCGCATGGATTCGGCAAAGTCTTTGCCCTTATCACGCAAACGAATACCCTTGTCCAGCAAGGGTTGAATCTGTTTCTTTTGGATTTCCTGAAGAGACTCACGGATGCCCTTTAGAGGCTTCATGAGAACATCCGCGATGTTCATCCATGTGTTTCTGGCCGGGGCTGTCTCACGGGGAAGAAAGCGTCCGGTTTTTGGGTCGCGCTGAAGTGGTGCCGGGGTAGCATTCGCTACCGGCTTCATATTGGCGCGGAAAGATTCAAATGACTTGGCGATTCTCTCCCATGCGGTGAGTTCACGGGCAACAAACCGTCCGGTGATCGGATCGCGCATAGGCGTCCGGCGGGCAGTTGTCGGAGTAGCCTTTGTTGGAGTGGCCGGGGCGGAAGGCGTCGCCATCCAGTCATTCATCGTACTGATGTTCTTGGACACTGACCGAAGAAGGCCAGTCTGCATCATCAGGAAGTTTTCGGCAGTCCCGCGCACACGCGCGGCCCGGCGCGCATAGGCAACAGCCTGTGCGCCATCATCACTAGCGGATTCTCGTTTTCCGACAACGGAACGAATGCCTTGGAAGGCACCGCGCACTTGGGACTTGATGGAATTCAGCGCTTTGTTTTTCTCATCGGCACCGAACTGTGACAAAATGATCGCGCCCGCCGGGGTGATCCCGGCGGCTTCGTTCATACCAATCACAAAGTCTTGAAACTTGGACATTCTTACTCTTTATCCTGTTGCTTCGGGGTGGTCGGTGGTTCGTTTTGTAGGGTTGCTCCGCGCACCAAACCACCGATCACTCCCAAGATGAATGTCAACGCTTCCCATGCTTTCGGGTTGTTTTGAAACAAGAATGGGGTCAAGAAAAGAACCAGCACCAGACAGGCAACCAGATTGCCCGCCGGACTGTTGAATCCATGTACAAAATCAACCCACCATTTCATAGCTCTTTACCTACCCGTTTTTTGTCGCGCCTGTTCGGAACGCATCCGTTCTTGCTCTTCCTTGACCCAATTGTTCAACATGGTCACGTAAATGTCCCGTTCCCAAGGCATCAAGGATTCGACTTCCGTAATCGAGTATTTATGGTGCTGAGCCAAGGCGAACTGTACTTCGTAGTAGTTCGCTAGGGAATTGTGCAACAGGACTATCCGAAAAAATTCTGGATGCCTTCGATCACGATGTCTTGCTGATGACCACATGCCGGACACTCGAAATGGACGGTGTGGCGAAGACGCGGGATCGTGTCGAAGAACTTCTGAATCTCCGCAAACTGTTGCTGCGTCAACGTTTCCAACCACTTCACCATTTCGGCTTGGTTGAACTCCGTGATGACTTGATCCGCGTCGAAGACAGATTCGATACATGCCGCGATCAAATCGAGTGCCTGACCAACATCTTCCGTGTTCCGGCCTTCGGCTTGCAATTTGCGGGCCAATGTCAGATTGGGATACCGCATGGTCAATCCGACTTCATCCGTCAGTTTGACCTGAGTGGTGTGATTCGGGTCCTTATCCACTTTCACTTCGTCCAGATGCACTTTGATCGGGACGTTGGTGCCGCACGGACGATTGACGACTTGTGTTTCGCCGGTGTGTTCGTCGCGAATGGTCTTGGGAATCTCCCGCTGACACTGGTACCGCATTTCGACGATTTCGCCGATGGACTTCGAACGGATCTTCAGGAAGATGTATTCGATGTCGAACATAGACAGCTTGCTGAGATCAACAGTGCCGATCAGACACGACTTGATGATGTCTTCAACCGCGCGGATGACTTGTTTTTCATCTTCGCTTTGCATCGCCATCAAGAGGATCTTTTCTTCCCGGACTAGGAATGGACGGAATGCCGCCCGCTGGCCGGAAGACGGAATGGTCAATTCGTATTCCGGCGTTTTCAGTAATGGAAGGTTGCTCATCAACAATTATTTAGTAGGCAAATCGGGAAGATTATCGCGGTTGCTGTTGTTGTTGTTGTGCCGCGCGGCGTTGTGCTGGCGTAATCACTGTGTCGCGGAACCGTTCCCGGTTGCCGCGTCCAGTATCATTGTTGACACTGAGAGTGCGTTCGTCCAGATCAACGGTGAGCACGCGCTTGTAGGTGAAGGTGACTGATACGCGGTGGATTTCGTTTTGGGTGTCCCAATTCAGATCCATCTGATTGATTGAAATGGGGAAGGCTTCCAATAGCGTACAGGTGTAGGTGTCCTGATCGTTCAGATCCATCTGAGTGATCGTGATGCTGGTGGAGAATTCGCCGATGTAGTTGAAATCCTGTGTCTGTGGGTCCATGATGGAATGCATCCATCCTTCGAAGAACCACCGTTCAAACATGTCGTCTCCGACGTAGAACTCCAGATCGATATCGTTGTATTGCGGCATGTACGGGACTTTGAACTGCGAACCGTAGATGCGGTTGTCGTCGGTCTGATATGACACACCGGGGATTTCTGCATTGAAGCAATAGAACATCAACCGGGAACCGGTTTCGATAGCATCTTTCGCGCCGAACCACTGTGCCCAATTCTGGTCGTATCCCGGCGGGCCGATGGTCTGGTCCAGATTTTGAAACAGATTGAGCGTGGCAATTTCCACCCGGAACCGATTGGGCCGGGCGAAGACATTGCTGGCAAACATTGTCGCGGTGAAGTTGGTGATGTTTGCGTAGTTCGGATGATCCAGAACCAGTCGCGGCGCATTGTTGACGAACGCTTCAAAATTCGACACCCGTTGAGGAATCGAACTGATCGCAATCGGTTGAAACGGCGGCAACGGCGGGAGATTGAGACGTGGAATGTCCCCGACGCGCGGTAGTGTAAAAGACATATTCTATTTCCTCTTCTTGGTGAATGTGCGGATCTTGCGACGGGATTCCGCCCACACATAATCCGCACTCTGTTTCTGGAACATTTCCACCGGCAAGAACAGAGCGATTTCCCACTCCGATGGATGGACGCGCAAGAACTGCGAACGGACGTGGCTGGATAGATACCGCTTCACGCATGGTCGCACTTCGGGGAATTTGGCAACGGACGCCAGCAGAGCATAGCTCAACTTCAACTTGGTGGAGTCGTCATACCGGTCGTTATTCTTGAACTGCATCAACTTGTCGAACAGTCTCAAACGAAGCGTCCGGTCCAAGTAGTGTAGGTTGATCCCAAGGAATCCATCGTCGTAGAGTTCCAGCGGGAAGATGAGCGGAAAACGATCCCAATACGGAAGCGTCTTCTTGTGCTTGGCGTCGTAGAAGAAGAAAAACATGTTGCCGATCAACACATCGGCCAATGTCTCTCCGTTGTTCACCAACCCTTTGCGGCTTGGTGTCCGCATGTTGGTCAGCGTTTGTTTCATCCACGCGCGGGCCTTCTTTGTCAGCAACGGGATACCTTCCCGGCGCATGCGGTTTTTCACCTTGTCGAAGAACGTCAGCGGACGATCTTCGGTCGGATAGATGCGCGGGTGAAGATCCGGTACACTGGTCTTCTTGGTCTTTGCCTTGGCGATATCCGCCGCCGGACTTGGCTTCGCCGGGACTGGCGCGACTGGCTTCGGCTTAGGCTTCGTCTTCGGCGGCGCGACATGCATGGTCGCCGCCTTCTTCGCCTTGGATTTGACAATGGCACGAACGTCGTCTTTCGGTGTCGGTGGGGTTGTCTTGGGCGGCTCCGGTGGCGGTGGCGGCGGCGGGGTCGCCTTGGGCCGTGTGGTCGCTTTCGGTGCCGGTGGAACCTTCGCCTTTTCCTGTCCCGGTGTCTTCTTGGCGAAAGACTTGACGATCTTCTGAATGTCCTTCAGGACATCGGCGCGGGAAACCTTCTTCGGTGCCGGTTCAAGATACTTCTTGACAATTGCGCGCACGTCATCCGGCGTACCCTTCGGAAGACGGATCTTAGGCGCGGGTTCGGGCTTCACAGACACGTTCGCCTTCGGCGTAGACTTCTTCGCCTTGGCTTTGACAATCTGTGTGATGTCGCTACTCGGTTTACGCGGCATCCTAGTATCGCAACTCCCGGTCGGTCATCACTGTGAATTCCCAACCCTGTTTCTTACAAAACTCTTTGGCGGCGTTCCATTTCGCTTGATTGACAGCGTAGGTCGCCATTTCGCTCAAGTACCGGGCACTCTGTTTGCGTGTCTTTGGTTGCTTCGGCGGGAAGCACTGGTCGTAGGGTTTGACTTCGATCAGATAGGTTTTGATTTGCCCATCCTGTCGCTTCACCTGTGCCACCATGTCTACGAAATACCGATGGACCCTGTTGTCGGTCGGCTTGACATACGGCACGACCACTTCTTCAGAGTTCCAATGCAACACATCCGGGTGAGCATCCAGATGTTTCATCAGCCGGTATTCCAGCGATGAGCGGTAGTAGATGGCGTTTACGTCGCCAACGTATTTGCCCGGATTCTTGGGTCGAAACTGTCCTTGCCACGGCACATAGGTTATTTATGGGCGGTTCCGGGGTGGTGGGTAAATACCAGAAGCGATGCCGACTCCATTCTTTTCAACGATTCCGTTCATCCAGTACGACATGCTGGACGACAACAACCTTCAGGCGGCGGTGAACATCCTTCAGCGGGTCAAAATCCGTGATGTCATCAAGACTGAAATGCTGGAAATGTATGAGTACTCCGTCAAAGACGGTGAGCGTATCGAAGACATCGCCCATCGCTATTACGGTTGGACGGGGTACCACTGGATCGTGTTGCTGGCAAACGACATCATCAACCCATACACCGACTGGCCGCTGTCCTACGAAGACTTCATCGCCTACATCAAGGCGCAATATACGACACCGGAGCTAGATGGTTTGATCTACGCATATCAGACACTTCATCATTACGAAGACATCCACGGAGTTCAGATCGATTACGACACCTATGTACGCACACCGGCGAATGAACGGAAACGGGTGACGCTATATGATTTCTTGGTAGCAGAGAACGACGCAAAGCGGAACATCCGTCTGATTGACAAGAAGCACACATCGATGCTCGAAGATCAGTTGGTCCGGCTCATGAAGGAAAACAAGTTGGTGTAAGATGGCCGATTTCCCGAAGGATTATAATCTCAAAGAATTGACCCTGACGCTTTGCACGGGTGAGATTTGGGACATTCGCTACATCTACCATGAACTGAACATCTTCGAAGACATCTGGTCCCCGACGATGAGTGGGTCCGTGCTCATTTCAGACACACAGAACCGGCTGGCAAACTTTCCGATCTTCGGTTTTGAAACTCTGACTATCGGGCTGGAAACGCCCGGCAAAGGACTCCTGTCCAAAACCTTCCGCGTTTACAGCGCAACCGACCGGCACCTTGGCAAAGACCGGAACCTTGCCTACATCCTCAACTTCTGTGCCGATGAAGCATGGAAAAATTACAAGGTCCGCGTCAGCAAGTCATACAAGAGCAAACAGATCCATGAGATCGTGGCGGACTTGCATAACACTTGGTTGGGCGGCGGCACTATTGAGATTGAGCCGTCGAAGTATATCCACCACATCATCATCCCGAACCTTCACCCGATCCAAGGGATTCAATGGTTGTCCACCCGTGCCAATCCGTCCAGCTACAACGGCGCGAACTATCTCTACTACCAGACCTTCGACAAGTTCTATTGGATTCCCATCGAAAAATGTCTGGAAAAGGGGCCGGTGCAAGACATCATCTATCAACCGGCCAACGTCCGGCAATCCGGCACCCACCATGCGCGCACCATCAATCAAGATTTGGAAGCGATTCAAGCCTACACGGTGGACTTCTACAGCGACGTTCGGGAGAACCAAGAGCAAGGTATGTACGCTTCCGAACTCATCACACACAGTCACGTGCGGAAGAAGTGGGAACGCTTCACGTGGGACTACGTGGGGAATTTCGACAAACACAAGCATCTGTATCCGGGCAACAAGTTGTACTCGAATTCCCGGCAAGACTTGCACAACAAGGCCAACAAATTCAAGATGTACAGTACCGGCGTCGCGCCGTTCTTGAACCAAGTGGACCGATGGTTGCTGGATCGTGTGTCACAATTACAACAGCTACAGAACATCAAGCTGAGCGTGAGTGTCCCCGGCAACAGCAACTTGAAAGTTGGCGATGTCGTCAAGTTTGAAATGCCTTCGCCGGAACCGCCGCAAAACAATCAGCAGATGGTTGATAAACACTATCGCGGCAAGTTTTTGATTTCAGGCATTCGTCACAAGGTTGACCAAAAGCAATATGTGACGGTGCTCGAACTGGTCAAGGACTCCGTATTTGAGGCGTACCCATAATGGATTCCATCATTCCCGGCAAGCTATTTCTAGGTGATCTTGCCGATGCGCTTGACCCGAAATTAGGAGAGAGCATCGACCGTGCGGTCGCTGTGTGTAACGAATACGAAATCAAACATCAGTGTGCGGATAGCTGGCAAGTCGGCTTTTTCGACGGACAGTCAGTTGACAACAAAGTCATCCATCGGGCGGTGTCGCTGATTCATGATGGCATTCATGCCGGACAGCGTGTGTTGATTCACTGTGCCGCCGGGATCAGCCGGTCGCCGATGATTACCGCTTGCTATTTGGTCAAGGCCGGACACTTCGCCAATTACGACGCCGCGCTCAGCTACATTGCCACCCGCCGTCCAAAGATTGATCCGGCGGGCGCGATCTATCGTTCCGGCAAATCCTATTGTGCGACCGGCTTGCGGTTGTCGGAAAAGCCCGAACCCATCATCGTGATACCATAACGGCATGTGCCAAGCATACGCCGCTGAAGCCGCTTACATTCGAAGTGGAGAAGAATGGGCAGCGAAAAAAGGATTCGCCGCCCACCGGGATAATCTTCCGATCACAGAAAATCCCCACATGAGCGGGTACTACAAAGAGGCGTGGGATCACGGCTGGAACTGTCGAAAGGAAGGTATCGTGCCGTGGGCGATTACGTCCCTCTTCCGGGAGAAACAGGAAGAGAAAACCGGCAAGTCTTGCTACGAAAATCCCACCATTGAACAGGCAGACGCGCTGGTATAAACAAGACTATGAAACGCCGCAATTTCATCCATGCCCTGAGTGGTCTTCCTTTCGTGGGAATGCTGGCCGCTTCGACTGTCGAAACGATCATCTATGTCCATGATCTAACGCTGACCCGTCAAAAGGTCGCTGTGTTCGATCTGGACGGAAAGACCTACGGTCTGAAGATGACGGAAGAGTACATCGAAGCGGTACGCGAATGTCACGGCACCGATCCGATTGAGTTGTTGCGGGAATTTGTTTCAACCTGTACCGAATGGACTGTCACGCGCGGCGCGACCCGTATTGAATCCCGGATCGGGCGTATCCCGGAGTATGAAGAAGCGTCGTGTCTCTTTGTCAAGGAATACAAGACCCCCGACGTGCCGGAATATCGCGTGTCGTTCCGCGCCGGGGATCACGGTCTGTTTTGGCGGCTCTAGTCTCTAAATAGGCGTGTGACTACTGTTGACGCCAACACCATCGACGCCGCGATCAAAGCATCGAAACTTCCCGTACTGCTAGTGTTCTTCATGCCGGGTAGCGTGCTCAGCGCCCGCATGGTGAAACGAGTTGGGGAATTGGACCCGACGAAGATCACCGTGCTCTTGGTGGATGTCAATGCTTCATCGGATCTGGTCCGCCGATTCTCCATTCGCAAAGTTCCGCATCTGTTGAAGATTGACGCGACTGGAAATCTGATCGCCGCCGGGGATGTATTGAGCGAAGTGATCGTCGCCGAATAGCCAATTAGTAGTCCATTTGGCCCGCTAAGTAGCCATTATGGATAAGATGTTGTCTGTTGCGAAGACTGCTTTCTATTTCGCGTCTGTCGTCTGTTTGCTTTTTCTGGCCCGCCTTCTGTGGGTCGTTCCCGACCTCATCAAAACTGAAATGGCCGCGACACGTGCCTTGATTGACACCCGCGTGTCATCACTGGAGAAGACCACGGATCGCCAATTGACCGATTGGCGCGCTACCACCGATCAGCAGTTGACGGAGATCCGCACCACCACCGACCGGCGCATCAGCAGTTTGGAGAAGACCATGGATCGGCATCTGGTAGCACTGGAAGGCGAAACCCTGAAACGGGTCGATCAGTTGGTGGCATCCGCTGACCGGAACCTGACCAATGTAGCGGGTGGGGTGAACGATCTGACGAAAACCTATGCGGCACTCCCGGAGCGGATGAACACTTCGCTCAAGCCATTCACGAACTGTGAAGAGAACGACTTCTGTTGGCAGAACCTTGTGACCGATTCTATGGTGTCTTTCCGCGCCGCCAGCCGCGACACATCGGCCACGATGCAGGGGATTTCGACGACCATCCCGATGATCGCTTCTGATGTCAAGAAGAGCACGGACGCCTTCGCAACACAGTTCCCGATCATCGTCCAGAACACCAGCAACATCACGGCCAACATTGATCGGTTGACCAAACCGAAGTGGTATGACCGGGCGATTGGTTACGCGGCGAACGGTACGCTGATCTGGTTCAATATCAACCGGGCCTTGACGCCATCCGTGACGCTGACCAAATAAAAAAATGGCGGGCCGATACACTGGCCCGCCGTAGCAAGAGAAAAAGCGCGAACCTCTCACAGCGCACGCTTACCCATCATTATACGTCAGTTCACCGTATTGTTTTTGGGATTGCACGCGCACTTGTCATCGCAACAGCTATCGCCGGATTCCGGGTAGGTCACCGGGGCGTTCAGGACGTGTTGTTTGCCGATGAACCTCTTTTCGAATTTGGGTTCCCACGGGAACTTCCCTTTCGTGTCGGTCCAGACCATCTGGAGAGCGTCGAACTCCGGGCCGTTGTAGTTGTACGCCATGCCGACCCAATCTGCGTTCTTCCGATCCACCACGACGAACTGTGTGGGGAAGTTGGCAAGTTCGTCGTAGTTCTTGCCCGGCTCAAACCGCTGGCCGTCCCCGATCATCTTCACAATGTTTTGCAGGAAGACGTAGGCCGTTTGGACCGGCAAACCGTGGATCACGATTTCGGGATGGTTGAACTTCTCCATCAAACCGACCGTGTAGCAAATACCAAGCGACGGCACACCCGTCACGATCCACCCGTATTCCAGCATCTTTGCGGCCAAGGGAACGGGCAATCGGAGAAGTCGTTCTTCATTCATGCCAAGAGTATAACACGCATTTGACATACAAGTCAATGCATGATACGCTATTTCTATGGCAAGAGCCGCAACCAAGAAAGCCGCGCCGCCGGTGGAATATGCGAACGTTCGCACGACGATGCAACGAAAATTCGCAATCATCCTGACCGATGAGCAGATCAAGAAGTACTCCGATCTTCACCCGATCACCAAAAGAGATTCCCGTGACGATGTGTGCGATACGATTGACCGGGACATCCTGATCGACGCCATCGTCGAAGACCTGTTAGGTGCGCCGTGGCACTGGCCGATGAATATGGACTCACCGGCCTATGCGCAAGAGTTCTATCAGAAGTTCCACGACGCCTGTCTGGAAAAGGGGATCAAGCTAGACGAAGAGAAGTGGTATAAAGACTAGTATGCTTTTCGACATTCTGAAATACGTCACCAGTGGTTTTTGGGTGTTCATCGGATGCTTCATTATCTTGATCCTCTTCGTGAACGGGATGGTGAATCTGGTGGCCCGTTTGCGTGGCATTCCTGCCTATCCGTCGAAGTGTCCGCGATGTGGGTACGACCACGACAAGACAGAAGACGACTAGGCTTTTTTTCGTGGACTTTTCTTGGCCGCTTTCTTTACGGCCTTCTTCGCCGGAGATTTCTTCGTGGGAGCGGCTTCTTTTTTCTTAGTCGCCTTGGGTGGTTTGGGCGGATCGGGAACAGGTTCCGTTTCGGGAAGAACCGCCGTAGACTTCGGTTTCTTCTTTTTGTCCCCCGCCGGGTTTTCATAGGCCCGGCGTTCTGCGTCTGTGAGCCGGGCTAACACGGTGTCCCGGAATCGCGCGATGGTCACTTTCTCTTTGTCGTTCGGATCTTTGAGTTCCATCATGGTGTCCCGCCCGCCAATGAGGAACCGTCCTTCCGCCGTCGCGCTGATAATGCGGAAGTCTTCCCCCGGATGAAACACAGCGACCTTCACGTCTTTCTCTTCCATGTGAATGATTTCACATGCGAAAGCCCGTGAAGGTCCTTTTGACTCTTTGTAGAGCAGAACGAATTGCTGTCCTAGTTGCACGTAGACATTTAGGACAGTAGCGGTTTATGGTACCGCGCCAAGGTCCTGAACGATTGCGACCGTGACGTTATTGCCCGCGCCGCCGTCAGTGATGCTGATCCCGGTACCGGCGGTCAACACACGTTCATTGGAAAGTGTTCCATCGTTCGCCAGACAGACGAACTGTGCGCTTGAGGAAACGCCGCCGGTCTGATTGATTGTCACGTTCGTGCGATTCGTCGGGGTGTCGTCCACCACATCAATGCTGATGCCGGTGCCGTCAATGAAGTTCAGTTCGCGCCGGGTGCCGACCAGTGTTCCGCCCTTGGACAGCCGCAAACGCTGGACGACCGTATCCGCCGTCTGTGCGATGGTAGGATCGCCGCTGACGCCATCGCCGTTGGTGATGCTGATACCTGTGCCCGCCGTCAATGTGCGCGTCGCTACGGTGCTGGTAGCCGTCTTCGCCACGATGCCGATAGACGACCCCAATCCCACGAAGTTGGTCAGTAGCGTGTTCTGAGCCTGATATGCCGTATTGGACGCGGTGGTGATGCGTCCGTAGACATCTACCGTCAGGGTGTTGTACGTGCCCGCTCCGACGCCCGTTGTCGCCAGATCGACGCCACTCCCACCGACGACGATGCGGCTGGCATTGGCCGTGCGAACGCTGAGGGTGTTGCCGACTTTCGAAAGACCATCGCCCGCCGCCACATTGTTCGCCCCGGAGAACTGGACCCAATCGAGTCCGGTGGTGTCCAAGGTGATCGGCGCATCAGTAGCAAGGACCCATGCAGTGTCGCCATTGACAGATCCTTCCGTGACCAAGACGAACGTGCCCGGCAGCATTTCATCGCTGGTGTTAGAGTCCGCCGCCCGGCTGAGTGGTGTGGACGGTCCAGCAAACACATAGATGCCGTTCTGTGACGTGGTGGTCTGATCCTTGAGCAAGATCCGATCACCGTTGACAAGCGTAACGCCGTCAATTGTGGTGCCCGGCAAGGTCAGGTTGATGTTCGCTGTAGATGCGGCCCGAACTGATTCTTTGAACTCCAAACCAACGCGCGCGGAATCCACATACGCCTTCGTTGCCGCGTCTTGTGGATTCGTCGGGTCCAACAGGTTGATGATCTTCTGTGTGTTCAGATTGACAGATCCCGTGGGTGCCGTCAATTGGTCAATCCGGTTGGTCTGAACCGTCGCATTGAAATCAGTGATCTTAGCCGATGTCAGGCTTGGGATGTCCGCCGCCGATAGAACTGTTGCGGCGGTCACCCGGCCTTGAGCATTGACAGTGACCTTCGTGTATTGAGCCGGGGAAATTCCAAGATCGCTGAGATCAACGGTTGTTTTGTTACCGGCATTGTCGTCCGTTACCGCGAAGGCTGGCGCAAAATTCAGAGCGGCCCGCGCCGGTCCCGGCGTGCTGTTCGTTTGGACTTGTTGATACACCACGCTGGCCGGTAGATCGTCCAGTTTCGATTTGTCCGAAGCTGACATGAACCCCGCCACAACGGGTGAGGCATTGCCGTGAACGTGGTTTTCCTTCGCCAATGGATATCCACCAAGCGTCGAACCATCATGAACTACGACTGTCCATTTCGTCGTGTCAATGGTCACTTCACGTTGTTTGCCCGTGAAGCTCGAATGTTCGGCGGTGGTGCCACCGCGCCGTTGAATTGGTACGCCCATTAGCTCAGATCCCCTTCATCTAGGACGATGCCGCCCTGTTGTACTGATACCGTGGTGCCGCTGGTGACCACGTATTGTTGTTTCTCGTTCATGGTGCCTTGCCGGACTTGTGCTCCCCAAAAATAGTTCGCGTTGGTCGCCGATCCGTTATAGGTCACTGTGCCGTCGCTTGTGGTCATGACGATATCAAACGTCTTGGTGACGTTGGTTGTCTGTGTGGTTTCTACCAAGCACCGATACCATCCATTGCCGACATTCACAATCGTGGCCTTTGCGCTGGCTCCGACCGTGCCTACTGTTCCGGTGTTGATGTTGAACCATGCCCGGCGACCAGTTTCACCGTTGATGTTTTGTCCGATGCAAATCCAATCGAGCGACTGTTTTTTGGCGTAAACGCTAATGACAATAGCCGTTCCGTCTGCCAGAGTACTGTAAGTTGCCCCGACGCCGTGCCGCCCCGATCCGCTTCCTTCCAAAAGACGCCGCCCCGTATTTGTGCCGTTCGGTGCCGCGATGTTGGTGGCCGGTACCGTCGTGCCGGTGTACTTGTTCCACGCGACATTTTCAAAGGCTTCGCTGTAGGTGAGCAGATTTTCCAGACGATCCAATCCGCGCATGGCATTTTGGAAAGTGAATCCGCTGAGTGATTGAATCTCCGCTGCGACTTGGTTGTGATGGTAGGCGAAGATGTATCCCAATACAGGGGTGTTGTCAGTATGTGCGACAGCAGTGGTGCCGCTGACACCACGAATGCACGGAGTCAAGTTGTTGCCACTTCGCCCGGCCACGGAGATGATTTCGTCGTCAATCCCGATGAGACACGGCGTTTCAAACACCGAACCATCGCTGACAGGAATCGAAGTTTGGGTGTCGTCGATATCCGCCGTGAGTGGAGATTGCGCATTGTCCGAAGCGACCATAAGGATGGAATCCGTAGGGATCGCATACGGGAATGTTGAAGTATTTGGGTTCGCCATGCTGACTGGTATTTAGAAGTAAAACTTCGGGTTGTTGATAAGACTGGACACCGTTGGGTCGAATTCGGGCCGGACCAAAATTTCGACAGCGATATGCTGGACAAAAGTCGGTGTGATCGCCGCGTCGCGAACCCTTTCCAATGCCATGTGATTGACGACTGCCGGGATACTGAACGAATTGCGGAACCATTCAAGCGCCACATGATTGATGACCGCTGGCGGGAACGGCTGGACGACATATTCCAACGCGATGTGATTGATAACCGCTGGCGGATTCGGAGCATTCCGCAACGATTCCAGCGCCACTTGCTGAACAAATGACGGGGTGGTGTCGATTTCTGTTTTCTGGCGAAGGACTTCCGTCGCCACTGAAGTGAGGTTGACCGGCGGGTCCGGGTTGGCTCCCTTCAGGAGTTCGTGAGCGACTTGGGTCAGGTTAACCTTGGCCTTGATGGAGTACATCACTTCCAAGGCGCACTGTTGAATCAAAGCATAACGCAACGCACTGATTTGATTGCCGATTGCTTCAACAGCTTCTTGCTGAATCCACCCGACATTGAGTTGCCGAAGGACTTCCACGGCTGTCTGTGTGTGCCGCGCCCGGCTTCCCGGAGAGATCAAAACTTCATGGGCGACCTGTGTTAAACGAGCATTGGAACTGACCTGTGCCAGAACTTCGGTGGTGACTTGTGTGTTCCGGGCATACGTCAGGTTGTCCAATGTGCCGACCCAATTGGCCGTATATCCCGAATAGAAGTCGGTCGTCCAAGATGTCGTTCCGCTCAGAGTGCTGGACTCCGGGGTGACATCCTGTTCCATTACGCTGTACACATTCAGATTGACCGGCAACCAATCATATCCGGTGTTCAGGACTGACCGGGGCTGTTTGAAGTTGGCGGCGGGGTAGTTGGTGTATCCCCATGCCAACCGTCGATCATAGTACCCGGCATACAGATCGCTGAACCGCGCCGTGACGCCGCTGAGCACCATCGAACCGGAAATGGTTTCTTGAGCTTCGACGGATCGGTTGTTCGTGACGACGCCACCGTACATACCCGTTTCAATGGTTACGGACGCATTGGCGTTACAAGTGAGCGTACCGGCCACATGCATAGATGCCGGTGTGCCGGTTTCTTCCTTGGTCAGAATTGCAGTGAGACTTCCCGTGGCGGACATGGTAGCCGCCCCGTTGACCAATACACCCGCTCCGACTTGTAGAGACACGGTGATCGCAGCGGTGCCATTGATAATGTCGCCACCGCCCGCTGTGCGCAAGATACCCGTGTCATAGAAATAGCTTGCGTATGCAGAAGAGGCATTGGTGACGCCATGCGTGGAATTGACAAAGGTGATAACCCCGCCGCCGCCCCGCGATAGCTTGGATGAAGCTGTGAAGGAAAGGGAAGACGGGATCGGCACATGCGCCGCTGTCCAAACACTATCACCCTCGAAAAGTGCCGCTGTTGTGAAAAAATTGGTTGTGGTTGGGATAACCGGAATGAATTGTGGAATATCCGTATCATCCGAACCAGACCAAATTTTGTACGTGCCAATAGCATTGCTTTCCGGTCGCAAGCCATGTTGTGTCTCTACAAAGTCAATGACACCGCCACCGCCCCGCGACAGTTTGGCTGAAGCTGTGAAAGAAAGGGAAGACGGAATAGCAACATTGGCCCCACGTAGGTTATACGTGAGGGCCTTGATTGCTGTCGTGTTCGCTGTCCAGCTATTCGAAATTAGCTGAAGCGTGAATGTCTGTCTTCCGGGCACGCCGTCGTTTCCTTACGGCACCACAATTGCTAGAGATCCGCGAATAGGTTGTGCGATGCCGACGTTGTTGTGTGTGATAATTTGCCAGTTGCGGGAGTCAATGTTAGACAGAATCGTGTCCATGACGTAGGCATCAGATGAGACAAATGCGTCCCACAATTGACCTTTGAGTGTGCCTTCGGTTGTGTTGGTAGTCCCCCATCCAATCAAAGGATCGGCCAGAATAGCACTTCCATCATGCCAGTAACGATGAACTGATGCGGTTTGTCCATTGTAGGTGGAAAGCATTGTCACCAAGTATTGATTGGCGGATGTCGTAACGACTTGGTTCTCCCAAAAATAGCCGTTACATAGATTTTGGGTTTGTGTCGGTCCGTTGAACATGTATCCGTAGTCCACACCCAAAATCACACGGAAACACAAACGACATCCGTAGTTGCCCGCACTGGTCGTGTCGGTGTCACTGGAAGCATTCGCTTGTAACCACGCGGCTTCCCAAATCTTCCCGCAGAGGAAAGAAGGAAGATATGGCACACCAAAAGCACCGAACGTTCGGTTTTCGAGCGTGCCCGGCGACATGATGAAGACTTGATATTTGTTGGCAATCACCCGCCATCCACGGGCGGTAAGCGGTAGTAATTGGATGCCGTTTCCTGTTCCGTTAGCACCAGCTTTGCTTCCCGGCACGTTTTCAATGGAGACAACCGCACAGTTGTTGCCATTGTCACGGATGCGTGCTCGAATTCGAAGATTCTGTGGATCGGGCGATAGCGACGACTGCATCAAAAGGTTCGTTGTGTTTGAACCAGAAATCGTAATCCATCCCGCCGCCAACAACGCTGTTTCAATGCCGTTGATGATCTGTTGTTTGGTTGAACCCACAAAGTTGTAGGCGACATTTGCGCCGCCGTGATATGTGGTTGCCACCAGACCAAGCAACGTATTACAGTTGTTGGCCGGGGAGTTGACCACGATGGTGGAGCTTGCTCCAAGGGCATTGGTTGTCCGAATTCGAACGTAGGTAGCAGAATTCACTGTCACTACGCTAGCTACCGCGCCGGTCAGAGCACTCAAGTCGGCTACGATGTCCGCCGCCGTGCGGGTACCGGTGGTCAATGAAAAGACTTGGTTGCCGGTTCCGTTGACATTGATGGATAGCTGATTGTTCGATCCCGTCACAACATACGGTCCCGCGACGTTGCAGCAGAGATCCGCATTCTTATCAACATATTGAATTGCCATGTTTTTGTTTCTTCTCCCTGTTTAGCTGATTGCGGTCATCAGTGCGCCGCGCGCGTTTTCGTTGGTCCCGTAGTTGTTGATGGTCATAGGCAAAAATGTCCTACCGTCAAGGGTGAACGTGTGATTCGGCTCATATGGTCCACCGACCGCGATATAGGATTCCCACAATTGGCCGCGTATCTTCGCTTCATCGGTCTGTGCGGTGAGTCCCCATGCAATCAAGGGGTCAACCATGAACTCCGTATCGTCGTGCCAGCGATACCACGTATAGAGTTGTCGCTGAATGCGGGTGCCTTGCCACAAAGTAATCAAAGACGGCATACCGATTCCGTTCATGCCGGAATTTCCTTGACTTTCCCAAATGTTGTTGTTGCAGATGACTGTCAAGTTTCCGTTGCCACCGACGTTACTGTTGCGGGCACCAAGAACTTCTCGAAGACTTCCCCGCTGTGAGCTGCTACCATCAGAAGAAGCATTCGTAATCATCCAAATGGATTCGTAAATGGTTCCTACCAAGTTGGATGGAATCCAAGGAACACCACAAAATACAGTGCTTCGAAAACTAGCCGAATTGCTATTGACGCTTGTAGCATTGTCTTCGAAGATGAAGAACTGATACTTGCTGGCGACGATTCGATATGTTCGATTGTTCGGCCAAAGTAGACCTGTCCCGTTTGTGTTGTTTGTTCCTTGTCTTGTTCCCGCCACGTTTTCGATACTGAAGCTGGTATTGTTTGAACCGTTATCCCGAACCCGAAGACGATACCGAAGACCTTGGGGAGTCATCGATGATTGCATCAAGAGATTCGTCGTGCCGGAACCGCTGATCGTATACCAACCGACTTGCACCAAAGCCGATTCGGTCGCATTGATGATCTGTTGTTTGGTCGCGGCCATTTCCAGAACCGTAGTGATTCGTTGTCCACCATTGACGGTAGTCGCTGTCAAGCCGAAAGTCGCGTTGACATTATTGGCCGGTGCCAAAACTTCAATCGTAGACGCCGCGCCGTTGGTGGTTGTCGTTGTGAAAGACACAAAATCCTGTCCATTCACCGTGACGACCGCCGGGGTCACTCCTGTCAATACACCACAATCGGTGACGATGTTGGCCGCTGTTTGTGCCGCACCGGTGGTCAGTGTGACGGTCTGTGTTGAACCACCATCCACTTTGATCTGCAAAACATTGTTTGATCCCGTCAAGTTATACGGGGCGGCGACGTTGGTTACGACGCGGGCGTGGGCTGGAACATATTGAATTGACATAGGATTATGTTGTGGCGATGAACAGAGAACCGTGAGCGGTATCTGTAGACCCGCCGTTGTTGTTCATGATGTTCCACCAATTGTGTCCATCCATTGTTGTTGTCGTGTCTACTGCGTATTGCTCCATCGAAATGAAAGCGTCCCACAATTGTCCGCGTACCTTGGCTTCGTCGGACGGATTTGCCGTCAAAGTGAAAGCCATGTATGGCTCCAAAATCAAAGCGGCATCGTCATGCCACCGGTACCAAGAAATAACACCGCGCGCCATGTTGCATCCTTGCCACAAAACCAACATGTTGATAAGCTGCAAATTGTCGTTTCCTGTATTGTTTGCAACTTCCCACATATTGCCGTTGCCGATGATTTGTTGATTTCCGGTTTGATTGGAAGAGTTTCTAGTGCCGAACTCTCCCCGGAAACTACCACGCACGGTAGTGTCTGAATCGCTGGCCGCGTTGCTACTCAACCAAATGCATTCATAAATCTGCCCTTCAAGCCACGGTGGAATCCAAAGAACTCCCCACCCGGCATACCCGCGTGCGACGTTGCCGCCCGGTTCGAAAAGAAAGGCTTGGTACTTGTTGGCGATGATGCGCCAGTTGCGGCTTGACCCCGGATTCAGTTGCGCGCCGCTGTTTGTGCTACTTGCGTGCGCTCTTGATCCTGTGGCATTTTCGATTGACAGAACCAAGCATGTGTTGCCGTTGTCACGGATGCGAAGACGCATGCGAAGACCCTGTGGCGTCATTGCCGATTGCATCAAAAGGTTCGTGGTGCCCGACCCGGAAATCGTCAACCATCCAGCGGCAAGCAATTGGGTTTCGATGTTGTCGCGGATGTTCGCCTTGGTGCTGGTAACAAAAGACGCACTGACGTTCGCGCCGCCATTGTAGGTGGTTGCCAAGAAACCAAGTGTGGCGTTCGCATTGTTCGCCGGGGTGCCGACAAGAATGGTAGATCCTGTGCCTAGCGCGCTGGTCGTTCGAATGCGAACAAACTCCGCGCCGCCCGGATAGGACACAACGCTAGCCGTCGCACCGGTCAATGCCGCCAGATCCGCGACGATTTGCGCCGCTGTCCGGGTGCCGGTGGTCAAGCTGAAATTCTGTGCCGACCCGCCGTCAATGGTGAATGTCAGTTGATTATTGGACGCACTGATGGTATAGGGTCCAGAGACAGTCCCTACCGCGTCGCCATTTCGATCAACATACTGAATTGCCATTAGATTGTGAACTGTACACTCAAACCGCCCGCCGCCAACAAGAATGAATCTAGGGCGTTGATTGTGACAGTTGAACTGAGTGCTCCGTAATACAAAAGATTTCCGCTTGATACCGCGTCCCAAATACTTATGAACGTGATCGCTCCCCATGCATTCGGATTTGCCGGGCCAAACGTAATATCAACCGTGTTGAAAGTCAAATAGCTTCCGTCCGGCTCTGTGAACGTTGCGGCTTGCCGAAGGTATCCATTGCCGGTCACTTCCGTTGTCAAGGCCGTCGCAGTTGAGGCTGTGGGATCGGCTGTGTGAAGGCCGATGAACATGGAAGTGGGCCACGTGAAGGTATCGCCTTGCAGCGTAGCTTGTAGGACCCGGTTCTGAAGGTAGAAACTCATTGGCATGATAGCTACCTCTTAAGCAAACGTTACTACCAGTGATCCGACAGAGATACGGAAGATGTCACCCGCGCCGATCACCTTTGATGCCGATAATGCCGCATGCATGAGAAGATTGCCACTGGTCGCCGCATCATACAGACCAACGTGTGTGATGGTTCCGAAGGCAACTGATGCCGGGTCCCATGTCACCTGTCCGCTATTTGATCCCACTCCGTTCGACGGTGCCCCGAAGGTCACCGGCTGGCGAACATAGTTGCCGACCGCGACTTCCGCGCCGGTTCCGGCGTCGGTCGGGTTGGTTGTGAACAAAGCGACATACACCGTCGTTGGCGACGTGAAGGCCACGTTGCGCAATAGAGCGTTGAAGAGTGCATTTTCTGCGTAGTCTGATAGTTGCGACATTCAATCTCTCCAATTACGGAGTGGTCAGGAACAGGCTTCCGCGCGCCGAATAGTTGTTGCCGACGTTGTTGCTGGTCAAATTGATCCAGTTCTTTCCATTGAAAGCAGTCGGGACCAAATCCATCGTGAAGGCTTCCGTGTTCACCGCCGCGTTCCAGAGTTGCCCATACACCCGCCACGGGTCATTGATGTCCGAAAGGCCCCAACCCATCAGCGGTTCGAGAATGAAGGAAGATGAGTCGTGCCACATCGCTTGCTGTGGCGTCGTGGTGCTGTCCGCCGGGCGCGGCAAGAGCAGTCCCGGCACACCTTGACGTGCCGTCGTGGTTCCGTCGCCTACATGCTCCATCACGGTGCTGTTCACCAACCCGAAAAAGTTCCCGTTGAAACCGTTGCCCGGATGACGCAATGAAGTGCTAACCCGGAAGCTCCCGCGATCTACTGTGTCAGTGTCCGATACCGACTGGCTCATCAAGAAGGCCAGCGTGGTGATTCCGGTCAGGTGAGTGGGAATGTACATTGCTGACACCATCACGAAGTCGCGTGTGCTGTCCGAACCGGCGCACCAAATAGCGAACTGGTGCCGCGTGGCGTTGATGATGAAAGTCTTGCTGGTAGCGGGAAGAAGATACCCGCTGTCCGTCATCACAATGGTTTCCGCGACGTTCATCACCCGGATGCGAACACAGTTGCCGCCCGCGTCCCAAATACGCACGCGGATCTGATTTCCTTGTGGAGTCGCCGCGCACGCCATTTTTACGTCGTTGGTGCCGCCACCCGAAACCACCGACCATCCGGCGGTCGTGAGTTGGGTTTGGATATTCCCGATCAGAGTGGTTTTGTTGTCCGCCGCGACCGTAGCATGGACGTTGGTTCCAGTTGCGTATTGAAGGCTCATTTCGGAAAGTATTTAGAAGGGATTGACAGAGGGTGATCGTTCCCCTATAATGAAAATGTGAGCAGTTGAAGACGATTCCGGGTCGCGATCATCTGTTCAAACTGAACCGGCCATAGTAGGGCCACAAGCTCAAAGGTCTATTAGGATACAAAGAAGGTCCGGGACACAGCGGACAGCATTTCGTCAAGGAATGCTCCTGAGACTTCGGTTCGGGCACGCAAAAGCGGCTTGCCACCAATCATGATGATGGCAAGCCGCTTGTGTTTTGTCGGTCTTCTAGCTGACGATCTTGATGCCGAATTCTGCCTGATTCAATTCCGTGAGCGTCCACGGTAGCGCCAGCGCTGGATTCTCTTCCCAAATGTGCCCGGCCCACGTATAGTCGGAGTATTGCGGCACGTTGTTCCCGACGTAGATGTTTCCACCTGTCCGAAGGATCGGTGCCACACGGCGCGCGCCTACGTCGTCCTTGCGGTGCGATAGATTTGCCTGAACGCCGAAGATCGTACCGGCGATGGTGTAGTTGCCGATGCTGTACAGATCAATTGCGTTGATCGTACCGGAAAAGTTGTACTTGGCGGTCGGTGTCGTCTCCACCCAATTCGTCCGGGCCAAGTTGACGTTCGTCGCGTTGTTGGTGCCGGTAGAAGGATAGAAGTCGTTCTGGAATCCTTCAGCATCCGGGTACATGGTCTGAACGCGAACTTCTCCCACGAAGTCTGTGATGTTCCCCGGAAGGTTGTCCGCAATGTAGAGATCGTCGATAGTGAAACCGGAACTGAACTGTTCCAGTCCCGTGAGCCGCCATCCCTTGAAGTACGTCGTGCCGACGTTGGCGGTCTTGATGCTGGTGTAGCTGACAAACGGAGTGGAGTCTAGCTGGATATCAATGCGGCCACTTGAGCCGGTGCTGAAGAGGATCTTCGTTTCGAAATAGAACCACAGTCCAATCGGCGGAACGAAACCTGTGTTGGCGATCAGCGTCCCCGGTGGGAAGGCAGTATCAATGGCTGGTACGGCAAGCGCGGCTGGATCGGCCAGCACCAACTTGATGTCGCCGCCAACCGCATCTAACCAAAACTGAACTTGGGGTCTACCGTTGTCGCCAAGGATCTGAAGGAACGGGTGCGTCTCTGAAGTGAAATTAAACTTGGCAGCGAAACCGATGATGAGTTCGGTCGGTGGTGTGGGCGTCCAAACGAATGTTTTGTTCATCCCCGCCCACTGTGCGCAAAAGAGATTTCCTGAACCATTCGGGCTGGCTCCACCCGTACCGAAACGACCAGACGAAGCACCTGTTGTGTATCCACTGAAGGCAATCGGATTGTCCCATTTCTTCTGTGCTGTGCCGTTGTAGTTGTAATGGTCGAAACCATCCATGAAGAGTAGAGCCATTGTTGCTTATCCCTTGACGATAATTCCGTACTGTCCCGCGTTCACGTCAGCTACGGTCCATTGTGTGTTCGTGTTCGGGTTCTTCTCCCAAATCTTCTTCGCCATCTTGTATTGGCTCAAACACGTATCTTGTGATCCCTCATACAACGTACTGTTGACCCGCGCCAGCGGTGCCACAATACGATTACCTACGTCGTCTTTCCGGTGTGTGACTGTGACCTGAACTCCATAGACTTGACCCACGAAGCTATAGGTCGAAACTGTGTACAAATCTCGGTTTCCTACGACGTTTCCTTGTGTGTAGTCAGTGTCTTCATTGCTGGTCGTTTCGTCCACGCACTGATAATTCGTCCCCGCGCCCACCGGAGAGAATTCGACAAACGCGCCGTTGGCAGACGGAAACTTGGTTTCGATGCGGCACTCACCAAGGAATGCGTTATCGAAAGTGCCTGTGTCGTCCAAGATGTAGATGTCGTCCAACCGCATGTCATACGAACCACTGTTGGAGAACGGCTGGAATCGAATCTTGTTGATCCGGGCATTCGCTGTCGCTTGGGTGTCCAGCGCCGGAACGTTCAAAACTTCCGCACCGTTCACCCGCAATTGAATGTAGCCGACAGTGTTATCGACTAACACTTTCGCTTCGATGTAGTTGTAGTACCCGAACGCGATCACGTTGTCAATTGTCGTGCCCAATGGCGTGCCGTTGCGGGTGAACTGAAACCCGGCGGTTGATGTGACACGAATGTCAACCTGATCGTTGTTGTCGTCCATGAATCGAATGATCGGCGTCGTTGCGTCACCGTATCCGATCTGAAGCGCCACCCCAAGAATGAATGTGTCCCGCGCGGTAAGGTTCTGTTCCAAATAGCTGGTGGTGCCGACATTGTTAAACTGCCACGCCTGTCCACCGAACCGGCCCGGCGCGACAATCGCACCATTACCGACGACAGTTGTCCACTTCCGTCCGGCTTGCCCGGTGGTGTAGTGGTCAAATCCTTCCATGAATTGTAGTGCCATCAGTACCTCTTAGAACAATGTGAACTTACGTGCGATGTTGAACCGCAGAGCAATCAATTCCGCAGATGCCGCCGCCGTGTCATCGGCAGCACGCGCAAACTTGAAGAAGACTTCATCCCCGGCTTGGAACCCATTGACGTTCATAGCCGGAATGATCGACCGGACGACCGTATACGCCGGGGTCGGTACGGTAGTGGTCACGCTGTCCGGTGTCAATTGGAACGCCGGATCGGAGTTGGACCCGTTGCGCATGGATGTCGTCCACAGTTTCCATTTGACGTTGCCGGACGTTTCATTGATCCGCCAGATGATGTCTACTGTGATCGGTTCTTCGTCGTCCCAATCTTCGGGAAGAGTGAAGTGATCCTGAACCCAATACTCATTCGTCTGCGTGAAAGATGCTACAGCAAATATCGTCCCGTTCGTCCCGGTCACCGGAACCGCGTTCGGTGCATCCACGTTCGCAAATGAGAAACCAAGGACCGCGTTCGTGCCTTGTAGGATCGCCGCCTTGTAGAAGATTGGGAAGTACCGATATCCATCTTGATTCGTCGCCAGCACCACCCGGCCTTTCGAGTCGGTCGTGATCTGCAACCACTTGCCCGGCCCGCCATACGTGCCCGCCGTTCCCACCGGCTTCAATACAAGGTTGTTGAATACACCTGTGATGTCACCATTCGACGTGACATCGACGTGACGCACCACATTCGCTAGGTTGATTCCAAGCGCCTGAGCAATGGCTTTGATTTCCGCCGCCATCTGATTGTGGTGCCAGTCCAGAATGTAGCCACGAATTTCGGTGTTGGTGGAGTGCGGCGTCGCGTTCGATCCGGCGAACCCACGGTCGATCTGTTGGAGAATGTCGCCGGTCTTGGCTTTGACCCGCATGATTTCCTGATCGACTTGAATCAGACAAGGAATCTGAAACCGCAAGCCCTGCCCGACCTTGATACGAAACGTGGTGCTGTTTGTTGTGATGTCTTCGTCAAGATTGCCAATGGCGCGCCGTGAGGCGACTTGCAAATCGTTGTCGGTCGGCAACTCCGAAGGGAATTTGGCTGTGTTTGGATTCGGCACTTTAGCTCTCTATCTCCGCGTCAATAACTTCATTGGATTCCCGGACCATTTTCAAAAGATCCGTGGTCGTAATCACGACGGCTGTATTATTTACGTTCGGAGCGACCGAACCATCCTTACCGCTTTTCAGTCGAATGTCGGTGCGGGTTTTGTTCACACCCATCAATGCGGTGGATGCTGTGATGCCCGCTTGAAGGATCTGTGCCAGTGCTTCATAGGCTTTCGGGTTGTCCGACTGCCGGGCGAAGTCCATACAGGCGTCCACAGCTTCTTGCGCTTTTTCTTGCATCACCCGAAGGTTTTGCCGCGCATACTGAAGATCCGCGTCCGCATCCCGCTCCGGGTCGCCCGTCGCAATACACACCGGGGCTATTTCATCGGTCGGGGCCGGAACAACCGCTTCATCTGTCGGTGTCAAGGCTTCGACGGATTCTTCGAACGACGATAACCCTAGTGCGTCGTTGATCCGGTCGGAGATAGGTGGCTTCATGCACCTGTATTTAGGGGCGAAGTTGACGGTAACGCCCGCGCATTCATCCGCACCCATTCCTGAAGATCACCAAAGGTTACACCAAGATGAATCACATCGAAAATGTTGTCCATCCACGATTGAAACTGTCCGATGATCGAGTCCGGGTTGCGCACAACTTCGAACTCAACGTCACCCCACGGTCGGTCAAAAATGCGGAGTTCGAGTTTCGGCGTCCGGCCCTCAATCCGGTACGCATAGATCATCCCTTCCTTGGCGTCATAGGTGCGCCGGTATCGCGTCCACCCATTCTCTTCAGCGAACTTGCACCACCGAAGCACCTGTACGAATTCCGGTGCAACATAATCTTCGTCACCCGCCGGGCTGGATGTTGCCCCGCCCCGGAACCATGTCTTCGTGTTGTTAAACTCGTTTCTCTTTTCGTTTAGAGACGACAGCTTGATGCCATGCTTCGCCGCAAGCCGTATTGCCGTTTCGAGCGCCAGCGCCGCTTCATGCTCCGTTCCTTCCGTTTTCGATTCGGAGAGACGCAACAGGCCAATTAGCTTTGTTTC